TGCTCCGAATGCATGGTACGATTTAAGATTAGTTAAGTATGTCGAACAAAATCCGCTATGATAGACTTCTGCTATTCTATCTTCAGAGTTGAAACCGCTACCGGCCACAGATAGCCCCATATATTTTTTAACTTTAAAAAGAGGGTATATAGAATCTCTATGTTTGTCTTCTAATTTAACAATCTGCACTATAATCACCTTTAAGTTGTCGGTAAAGATCTTCTACATAAATTCCATCTATAGATGCTTCTAATCTTTTTACCTGATCAAATCCAATCTCTTTGTAGGCTTCGTGATTAAATCCTAATATTTTTTCAAATCCGTGAGTTTTATTCTTTGCTGAAACGTAAGGGCATAATTTTCGTAGAATGGCATTCTTGGAAGAAACTGATGATAATTTAAAATTATTATCTTTGAACAACGATTTCATTTCATCAGTTTCTATGTAGTAAAGAAGAAGCTCCGGAGTATAACTAAACCACTCATTTACTAATGGAATATTATACTTCGTGCTAAACCTCATTGCACTAGCATCTTCATTTTCTCTAAAAGTATAATACCATTTAGTCGGATTAGTAGAAACTGATCTTGTAAACAGGGCTTCACCGCCCATCACAGCGGGAGTTTGAAATTTGAATACATGATAGTATACCATAATATAGGTAATTTGAGTGCATTGTATTTTTTCTCCAAAATCCTTAGCTAAGCCGGATAATAAAAAGTCGTGTAAATCTAATTCCACTATGTCTAATTTTAGATCTAGTATTTTTGCAATTCGTTTTGCTTCTTCAACATCGTCGGCATTGTAATCATTTTTAAACTTAATAGTTAGACATCTGGGCTTAACACCTATAGATAAGAAATTATGTGCAACAATTTCACTATCAGTGCCTCCAGATAAAAATAAAATTATATCTTTACCAAATTGACGGTAGACATCATCGGCAGTGCGCCGCAATTCTTGCTCGTAACTACTTTGTTTGTAATGCTCATAGTCTATTGACCCTATTTCTACATGGTACTCTTCGTGACTTGAAGTTCTAAAATTAAAATAAGGTCCATGGCCTATTTTATATTTTAGATGATTATTTTGTGTAAAATTAATCATGATTGGTACTTAAAAACCATTTCCATAAATTACACGGATCCCACTCCCACCATTTGCCGCTTATACTCTTACCAAAATCAAAACTTGCGGGCGCATGATGATGATTATTATGCCAACCTTGGCCCCAGGTTAAATAGGCTAAAATTGTGTTATTATGTGAATTATCTTTAGTTTCAAAATTCCTATAACCAACTAGGGCTTTCCGATGTCCTAATACATTAATTGTATTATCTTGTAATAGTCCTAGACCAGTAGCTAAACAAAAACCTACTAGGCTAAGTTGCCAATCAAAGACTGCAACAATTAACGGAATACCCCATAATATTTTAAAAATATTTTGATTGAACCACATGTGGTTAGGTTTTTTAATTAAATCGATAGCGTATTTTAAATTAACTACATTACTGTTATCTTTAATCTGAGCAGTCCAACCAAAAAAACTTGTCCATAGACCTTTTGTCACAGGACTATGAAGATCATAATCTGTATCAGTATACCGATGATGATAACCCCTATGGACTGCTACCCAAAAAATACTACTACCTTGTCCAGCCAATGCAGCAAAGAAAAGAATTATGTTTTCTTTCCAAACTGGCAAATGATGAGTTTTGTGACTAAAGACTCTATGATATCCTACTGCTATTCCTAACCCATTTATTAGAATCCACATTACAAATGTAACAATAAGGTAAAGTGGACTAATGACTCCTGCGAGTAATAAAATTATTGCAATTATAGATAACAAATTAAATGGTATGAAGCATAACCATATAGATTTTGAAAAATTTTTAAGCATCAGTATCTAAAAGTAATAACAAATCCCCTACAGTCCTAATAGGGTCTATCGAATCCTGAATAGGATGTCCTAATCTATCTTCGCAATACATCTGTATTTCTACAACATCTAATGAATCTAGATCAAAAGCACTTACAGGTGTAAGTTTATTTAATTTAGCCCGGTCAATGAAATTACCTGTAACTTCATTTATTGCGTTAGTTAAAAGCTCTAGTTTTTCCTCATCTGTCATTTTTATTTCCTTTATATTCTACAACTAACTGTGGCGTATTATATATTACCTTTTCTCCAATAGGAATGAAATTTTTATAAATTTCAGGCCAATGTTTGAATAAAGTAGCAGTTTTTTTATTTTGATTTTTTTCAAACCAGGTGTAAATTGTTCTGTTGTAATGATTAACGGTCATCCATATGTGCTGATATTTGTATAGTGTATCAGATAATACTTTTGGAAGTATATAATTTCCGACTGTGTAGTTGGTTCTATATGCCGGACTCACATACATTCTTGTTAATACCAATACTGTAGAACTCAAGTCATCATATTCGTTCCATCCCGCACATGAAATTAATTTGTTATCATTTTCTAAAATAAAATACTTTCCATGGTTTTCTCTATATCTTCCATGTTTTAAGATATAGAACAAGTTACAGTTCTCATTTTTATAATCTGGATGGTAGTTTTTAATAATATTAGAATCGGTTATTAATTCCAAACCTTTTTCTAATATATTAATCACTGCGCTATTAGACAGATTATGAATGGCATGGACTTGCATTTTAATTTCGGAAAAATTCTAACATTCTAGTATAGGATAATGTAAATGCTTCTTCATTAAATCTGATCGTCCTAAGGCCGACAGAAAACAAATGCCCCACTCCCTTTTGTTTCAAATCGACCCCTCTAATATCAAATCCGTGATAGGCACCTTTGTATTCAAAAAGTTGTCCCTTGTCAAATTTCCTAAAAAAGCCATCGTACATCCCTCTACACAGAGAAGCAGGAGTCCAGTCGTCTAATTCTCCTGTATGCACCTGTATAGGAATATATGGTTCGCCATGATCCCATGAATAACAATAAGGATAAAAAGCTACAGCTTTATCTATTCCTTTATATCTTTTTTTACTTGCTGCAATAGCTGCCATGCCACCGTGACTAAATCCTACTAAAAATATTTTACCCTGATGCCAGTCTTGTTGCTTAATCCATTCAACAGTCTTATAAATTTCTTCAAGACGATCATCTCTACTTACAGGATTATTTACGCAAAATTTAGGTTGGTGCCCTGTAGGTAAACCTCTATACGCATACGAATCTACAACTACTGCATGGAACCCTTCATTAGCAAAAAACTTAGCAATATGATTTTCATGACCAGTAACCCCCGAACAACCATGTGCTAATATAACTGTTCCAAAATTATCTTCTTTGGCATTATGATAATGTATGCTAGGCACGAGATTACTAGATTTGTCATAACCATAGATAGAATATTCAACCGAATAGCTTGGAACCGAATAGCCTAACAGAAACAAAATTAGAACTTTTTTAATTGTTTTATACATACCAAATTTCCTTAAAACCTTCTTGTTCTGTAGGCATTTCAAAACTAGCTAACATTCCTTCTATTACAGCGTTCGGGATTTCTTTGCCCGGCCGACTGTCCAGACGACGTTGTAGCTCAATCCTTGATGGAGTATTGAACACAATAGCAATATGTTCATAATTAGGTAACATGTTAAACTTTTTCAAACGACTTTTGACAGTGGTAGATGTCTGATCCCATATAATATCTCTGTTCATATTACGTGCAAGCTCTACTTCTTTAATCATACATTCTACAGCAGTCGGCATAAAATGTGTAAACACCTTTGAATAAGTGCTTCCAGTTTCTCGAGCATAGATTTCAACCCACTTGTCTGTGCTGATGTATGCACAGGCAACTGCCCACTCTTGATTATGGACCCAGGTAGATTTTCCGCTACCTGGGACACCTACAAGTTGATAACATTTAGGCATTAGATTTTCCTATTCAAAATAAAACCCTTAGAGTAGGCAAAGAATGACCTAACGGTCCTAATCATTTGTTTTAAATAATATTCGCGATAGGTCATTCTTTGTCCTTACATTACAACAGCACCATTGCCGTTGCGGAAACCAACTGTGCCGCCTTCCGCTGTGATACGCTTGAGAACGTCTTCAAAAAGGATAGGGGCAAAGTCTGTATGTTCAACGCAGACGCAGTGATATCTGGGATCTATATCCTTGCTGTAAAGAATTTCACCCGTCTTAGCATCAACACCGCGGGCCCGCATAACACGATTAGCGTGAAGGTGTCCGTGAATATTAGCACCAAAACGAGCAAGACTGTCTGCGTGAACAGGCACGTGGCTTAAGATTAAACCGTTCATAACGTGGTATCCGCGAACATCTCTAAAGTATTGACTGTAATCCTCTAACTTAAAGATATCGTGATTGCCACGAATAAGAACCTTGTCTCCGTTAAGCCTACCGAGCACACTAAGGAACTTGCGGCTAATAACCACGTCGCCGAGGTGGTAGACCTTGTCCGTGGGCTTTACACGCTCGTTCCAAGCCTTGATCATAAACTCGTCCATCTCCTCAGCTGAACTGAAGGGACGAAGAGGTGATCCGTCCTCACGCTTAAAAACCGTGCAGGTTTTTTCATGTCCAAAATGTGTGTCGCTTACTAACCATACGCTAGGCATTATACATCTCCTTCTCTCTGAGGCGGTATCCAAATCTTTTTGTTGCCTAATTCATCATATTCGAACGGCACACCGTTGATGGTGTAAGGTTCGTTTTCATCATAGGTCCAACCTAAGACCTTCATCATTTTGTGCTTGACCATCAAGTTAGGACTACGAAAAACTTCAGTATCCTGGAATCCCATCATAACACCGACTTCGCAGACCGCACCCGAACGGCACACCCCTGCAACACAATGCACTACTACATCAATACGGTTTGACAATGCATGCTGCAAGAGACTGACTAATTGTTCTGCCTGTGCATCTGTAATCTTAAATTCTTCAGCATCGGGCATATCGTCCTTTTCTAAGTCGAGAAATTCAAACTGGTGAACTTCTTTAAACTTATGTTTCGGCGCAGGAAACTCCATTGCCGGATCTACAATTTGTATCAGCATAGAATTCTCATCTACCCGAATATGGTGTCCTTTAGTTATATCAGCATAACTTACATTTTGAATCCATGGCATTTACCAATCCTCTACGCCTGAGACTTCAATATTAAAACTACCTCGCAGACCGTTTATTTCTTGAGTAAAGGTCATATGAGTATAAGTCCCTATACCATTGCTGGCATCTTGTTCTAATTCGAAAGTTTCAACATTGGGAAACTTTTCTAAAACACTAAGAATACGTTCAATATCTATTCTCTTTAATAACATTTCACTCTCCAATAGCTTTTCTAAAAAGGATTTCTTGTTTTGCAAAGGCTTCCCGTTCCCACGGAGTGTCCAAATAGCCTACACGTTTACTATAAAATTTTCCCCGCCAATATTTTTTACCGTTAGTAGCACGTAAAGTTCCTTTGGCTAGCTGTTTTACATGAACCATTTCATGGGCTAGAGTTACACCAATTTTTTCCCAACTGCCTAATCTTAATGATATTACAAAACTACCTAGCTCAGGCAAAGGCCATGTTGCTCCGTCGTTGCCTTCTTCTACGTTCTTAGATATTTCTATATAGACGCATTTCTTAGACCCCTGCAATCCTAGCTGGTTGATTAGGCTAGGCATAATATGCTCAACAAATTTTTGAGCTCGTTTGCTCCTCGACTGCACTAAAAAGTCCATGACTGCTCCCTATAAAAACATATTTTAGCATAAATTTTGGCCGAATACAACCTAAAAAAATAGGGCCCAAAGGCCCTATCCAAAACTTTTGTATTTCTACAACACTAGTTTTACAGGTCGTAGCGTGGGACCATTACAGTCTTAAGCATGATACCTTCCGGAGTGAATTGCTCCATATCCGCGGAAAGCAGAGCCTTCATGATACTTGGGCTAAATCCACTAACCAAAGCCGCACCCGACTTGTCTGCCTTAACAGGAACGTTACCGCTACTGTTTAGATTCCAAAATACGACCTGCGGAACAGTGTAACCTGCATCTGCGAACTTGCGTTCGATCATTTGCATTGCACCATCGTCGAAATGTGTGCATTGGTTAAACTGCATGTCGCTCAATACGAGCAACATCTTTGGCATATCTTCCTGGGGAACATTGCCCTTAACCGCAACGCTAAGGATCTTGTCCATAGCCTTGTGTAGGTTAGTGCTCATTTCCCAGTGGCTCTTAACCATTTGGTCAAGCTTCTGAAGGATGTCACCCTTTAAGGTAACAAGTTCAGGCTTGTCGGAGAAGGTCAAGAATGTGTCCTTGAACACGCCCTTGTTCTTGTCCGCTAGGTACAAACCTAGACCAACTGCAACGTCGATGCAACGAGTTGCACCTGCGCCACCGACTGCACAGGTCATAGACCCGCTTACGTCGACGATTGGAAGGATGCTGGCATCTCCAACGTAGTTTGGCAGAGCATCCCACTGTGCCTTGATATGATCCTTTTCGGTCTTATCAAAGTCCTTGTAGGCATGTGCAATACCTTTTAACACGTCATGTGGGTAGACGGCATCGGCGTTAACCTTTACAGTCTTATCACCACTGACCAACTTAGCCACATACTCTGCGAACAGAGGTGTGTGACGGTTAAATGCCTTCTTGTAGTTGCGAGCAGCCACAGAAGGAACATGACTGAAGTTAATGTTATCCCAGTCGTTGGCACACATTTGTGTTTCAACAACCT